AAAACTGATGGTAAGTTGCGTCAAGCTCCAATTATGGTTGCTATTCAAGGTGACTCTGGTGTAGCTAAGTCTACTATAACTCAAATGTTTGCAGTTACAGTTCTCAAAGCTATGTGCCGACCTTCTACCTCGGATCGCATTCGGACTTATACTCCGACTGATAGATATGATTCGTGGGCTGATGGAATGGTCGAGGCTCTTATATGTGATGATATTGGAGCTCTAGATATTGAAACTTCTGATGCAAATCCTGCTGAGTTTCTTATTAAGATTAAGAATAATGCACCTATGACTGCCGTTAAAGCGGCTGTTGATGAGAAGGGAATGATTCCTATTGATGTTTCCCTTGTTATCTGCACTATGAATAGTTTTAAATCCCTCACTGAGGGTGCTGTCTGTAAAGAGGCAGTTTTGCGTCGTTTTGACGTTGTGTTTAGACCTTTTGTTCGCCCGGAATATCGGACGTCATTTGCTGTTAATACTTATGATCCCATGAAGGCTATTGATGCTTTCAAGGGAACTGATCAGCTTATGCAATGCTGGGATTTCCAGATTGTTGAGCCCAAGTTGATATCTCGGGCTACGACTGATGGTGAACGTCACAATTATCATGCTGAAATTCATACCTTTGAAGAGAATTCTCTTAACAAGACCTCTACAATGGTTGAATGGACGCTTATTGATGTTGTTGATACTATTGGTGCTCTTAATTACCTTGTTAAAAAGGCTAAGCACCACAAGTATGTGCAAACTCAGGTTGTTGAATCTAATGATCAATTTAATGACTTAATTAATGTTTGCAGTACTTGCAACGGTATCGTCGGATATTGTTCCTGTAACAAGGAATCAATAACGGCGGAATTTGGTGGACAGTTTTTGTGGTCCTCCATTGTATCGTTTTATGATGGAAACAGATGTGCAGATGCCATTAACTCTATCCCCGAGCGTTTTGTTAGGGGTAAGTATTCTGGTATTCTTGCAGATTTTGTTTTCCGTCGTAGATTATTGAATTATTTTAGGAATCAAGGTAAATATATATTGTTTGCTTGGTTGCATATTATATTTTTTACATGTGGATTGTTTGTTAAATATCCTAATGCATTTATTGCATGTCTTATTTGTCTTATTTATTATGAATGTTTTATTTTTACTGTTGGTTTTATCAGACGTTGCCGTGAGCACGTTTATGATGAAATTTTAGCAGATTATGGCGGATATGATGTTAAGAATATGTTTAAAGTTATTCAAAATTACCGCGTTAAAGCAGCTGGAGCCATTTGTGTGGCTGCAGTTGCTCTTTATAAGTTTTACAATTATTATAAGCGTATGAGTATTACTGTTGAATCAGCTTTGAATCCTGATAGTAAGGAGGAAGCTGATGACAGATTGGCTCAGGTTAATCCTTGGGCTGAACTTAGCATTGAGTCTTTGCCTGTTTCTACAGTGTCAAAGACTTCGTGTGTGGAACGTAGTTTAAATTCTATTTCCAATAATCTCGTATATGCTTCTTGGATTGAGGACGATGTTCGCAAATTTAGTAATGCGTTCTTCGTCAAGTCCAATTTTGCTATTTTTCCTTTTCATATGATACCTAAGACTCGCTCTCAAAGGAGTGGTCTTGTGGTTGAGTTTAGGAGAAAGAGTGAAGGTATTGTTAATTCCGGATTTCGGTCTCCTTGCGCTTTTCATAGCGCTGAGAGGATTCCGAATACGGATTTAGTTATTGTGCAAGTTCAAAATGCACCTAGCTTTTCTGATGTGACTGATTGGTTTCTTTTGGAACCAACAGTTCGTCAATCTGGATTAGTTAAAGAGGTCTGTCGTTTGCGCGACGGCTCTTTGACTTTTGATACCTATAAGGTTTCTGCTTCGCAAGTATCCAATAACGCTGAAGGTTCCGGCCTTCCCCGTTTTTTGGGTTCTTTGCATAATACTAAGCAGCAAACTTTTGATGGTCGTTGTATGGCTGTCCAATTGATGGATACCAAGAATCCTTATATTTTTGGTTTTCATCTTGGTGGAAATAAGAAGTTTTTGGCTGTTTCTGGTTGCTTATCGAAGAAAGAAATCGATGATGCAATTTTTGAAATGACTAATATTTTGCCTGAGGCTTCTAATTCTAATTTTCCTACTCAGATGTGTGGAGTTGATGTGGTAACGTCTACTGACGTTCACGTCAAATGTCCAACACGTTTTCTGAATGTGGATGATTTGAATTCTGTTTCCGTTTATGGAACAGCTCCTGGTAGAGCAACGTATCGTTCTTCTGTTGTTGATACTGTCATTTCTGAAAGTGTCACGAGAAGATGTGGTATCCCACAGATGTGGGGTCCCCCTAAGATGAA